CCGTAATGTTTGGCATTCATAACCTGGTAATAAACGTGATATGGAACGCTGTTTTCGTGTGGGAATATCACTGGATTTCCGTTTACTGTTTTTCCTCCCAAATAATCAATCCTGTACCTAAAAATGTACCTTTGTGATTATCTTTGTGGGTACAAAAAACAAAAACAATGGCTATATTAAGTTTAAGTGAGTTTGCTGATTCGATGGGAATGCCTTACAACACTGCAAAGGTTAACGCTCAGAGGGGAAAAATAATTAAGGGTACAGATGGGAAAATTGATACTGAAAATGCTGTAAATCGATTGTTTTATAACAAGCATATTGCAAAAATCGGTACAAAACCAGATAAAAAAGAGGTCGAAACCAAGGAAAAAAGAGTGGTCCAGAAACCAACGGGATTGACGGCATCACAAAAACAATACGAAGATTTAGATTTACGGACTAAAATAGCAGTTGCCGAAGACAAAGAACGTAGAAATGAACTGAGCAGGATTCAATTGGAGAAAGCGGCAGGTAATTTATTGCCAGTTGATTTGGTGGAAAGGGTTAACGTAATCAACTTTCAGGGAATTTTTAAACACTGCGAAACGGCCGCTGAAAATATGGCAAGTATAATGGTGGAGCGGTTTGGCGGGAACAGAAAGGATTTTGCAGAGATTTCAAAATCATTGAAAGGCGAGTTTGGCCGCTGGATTGAAAAAGCTAAAACAGATATTGACAAGGAATTGAAAAATGCAGTTGATGAATTTCAAGACACACGTGATCGGGGGCAAAGAAAATAATACAAAACTACTTTTTAAACAATCCAATGATAGCAAGGGTTTAGTCAACTTGCTGCACACGGTGGAGACCAAAAAATAAACTATGAAAAAACCAATAAAAACGGGTTCCGATTTCTCAGGCGTTGGAGCATTTAACCAAGCTTTGAAAAGATTAGGAATTGAACACGATGAATTGTTTGCATGTGATATGGACAAATATGCACGTAAAACTTTTGTTTTGAATTTTGGAAATGAATCTGACAATGAAATTATAAAACACCCTGATTATATAAAAGTTGCAGATATTTTTCATAGGGAGTTTGTAGAATTAAAACTCAAAAGACCAACCAAAGAAGAATTGGATTATGCTTATGCGAATTGCGAATTTATATCAAGACAGTTTTCTTTTTATTATCCATGGAATGTTTATAATAGAAAAGTTCCAGAAGAAAGTTTGGATATTTATATGACTTCTCCACCTTGTCAATCATTTTCATTGGCAGGAAAACGAAAAGGCGAAGATTCTAAAAACGGGGTTTTGTTCTACAATTCCCACGAATTCATACAGAAAAACAAACCAAGGTATTTCATATTTGAAAACGTGAAAGGATTACTTTCTGATGATAAAGGAAAAACTTTTCAAAGATGGATTGATTATTTGGGAGGAAAAACAGTAAACGGAAATCCAGTGATATTCCCACACGAAAACAGCGTTCCATATCACGTTTATTACCAGGTTATGAATGCCAAACATTACGGAGTTCCGCAAAACCGTGAACGTATTTTTATCATTGGGATTCGTGATGATGCAGATAATGAGTTTAAATTTCCAAAACCGTTTCATTTGGTTAAAAGACTGAAAGACGTGCTGGAAAGTGAAGTTGATGAAAAGTATTTTTTGAGTGATAAAATGATGGAAGGATTGATTAAATCAGGCGATAAATCATATATAAACCAAGATACACAAGCCTCGCAAGTATTCTCTGAAGATGGAATTACGCCAAATATTTGCGCAGGAACTCACGGTTATGCCAATGGATATGTAGAAACTAAAACACCACAGGTAATTTGTTTCGGACGTTCGGAAACTGAAAAAGCAAGGAGAAAAGAAACTTTCGCTAAAACAGGTAAAGATTCCGGTTCGTTCAAAGACAAAGAATTGATTGTTAAAAATCAGGATTATTACGATACGCTTTTGGCAAATCCGAACCCGCAAAAAGAGGGATTGATAATGATTCCTGCCAATAATTCAAAAGGGTTTGATATTGCAGAAGAAGAAGAAGATTCGATAAACTTCTCTAATCCTAATAGCGAAACAAGGAGAGGTCGTGTAGGTCACGGAGTAGCACAGACTTTAGATACGGCTTGTAATCAGGGAGTTTTGGTGAAATCTAAAGAAGAATATGCAGGAATTGCAGTTCATCCGTTGTCGAAGAAATTAGAATTTACTGGTTTCAAAGACGGAAACTCTCCCGCATTATTAGCTACAGATTACAAAGCACCTAAATGTATTCAATTCAATACACAAAGAATACGTAGATTAACCCCGATTGAATGCTTCAGGTTAATGGATTTTAACGATTCGTTTGTTTGGGATGTTTCAGACAGTCAGGCCTACAAACAGGCGGGAAATTCAATAGTGGTCCAATGCTTGGTAGAAATAATTCAAAAACTTAAATTATAATGCTACAACAACTTTTCAGGAATTCAATTTTAAAGATTCAGGACAATATTTTTTCGTATAAAACGGAACGATTGGAACCGAGCGAATGGATAGAACAAAACATTTATTTGACTAGTGCAGAAAGTAATTATGCGGGTTTTTTCAGTTTTGACAGGACACCATACACAAGGGAAATTGCCGACAATATGAGTTCCAATTCCGAGGTGGAACAGTTCGGGATTATGAAATGTTCGCAAAGCGGGTTAACGGCTTTTATTACGGCTACTATTCCGTGGGTGATTTCACAATGTCCAAGTAACATAATGTTTATTTCCGGTTCTGAAAGTTTGGTGCAAGACACGGTTAGGGATAGGTTGGACCCGATTATTTTTAATTCTGGATTGAGTCATTTAATCAGGCCCTCTATTGTCAAAAAGAAAAATCAAAAATCGGGTGACACGGATTTTAAGAAAGAATATGCGGGGGGGAGTTTGACGGCCACCACTTACAATCCAAGGGGTTTGAGATTTTATTCCGTGAAGTATGTTTTTGCCGATGAGTTTGACGATGCTCCAAGGGTGGACAAAAAAGAGGGGTCAACCAGAAGTTTAGTAGAAGCGAGAACAAAATCGTATGACGGCACCAAAAAGATAGCTTTTATCAGTTCACCAACCATAAAAGGAATGAGCAACATCGAGGATGTTTTTCTGGACGGTGACCAAAGAAAATGGAACTGGCAATGTCCACATTGTAAAGAGTACATTCCAATTGAATGGAGGGTTGAAAAAGAGGAAGGAAATTTTGCGGGAATAAAATACAAATTGAACGAACAAAATGAATTGATTGAGGATAGTGTCCATTACGAATGCCAGAATTGCGGGGGAGAAATACACCAAACCCAAAAATACGAATTGAACTTGAACGGAAAATGGATCCCAACGACAAAGCCGAAAAGACCAGGAATAAGAAGTTATCAATTAAATTCAATTATCTTGCCGCCCGGATTTGTTAGCTGGGTAAAATTATGTTATGAATGGTTGGAAGCTTGCCCGCCTGATGGAAGTATTGACGAGGGAAAATTGAAAACTTTTGTCAATACTCAGTTAGGCCAAGTTTGGGAAGAAAAGGGAACTACTCCAAGGGTACACGAATTAATGAACAATGTTCGAAGTTATGAAATTGGACAGATTCCTGATGTTACGTGTGCGAATGACGGGAATGGGAAAATAGTTTTAATTACAATGTCCTGCGATTTAGGTGGATTAATGGAGCCAAACAATGAGGATGTAAGATTGGATTGGGAAATAGTGGCTCACAGTTCCACGGGTGCAACTTACAATATAAATCACGGTTCAATTGGTACTTTCAAGCGGTCCAGAAAAAAGACTACAAGGGACAAGGAAAACGAATCAAATCGAGATTTATACACTTATAATTTTGGAATGAAATTCAGCGTTTGGCCGGTGCTTAAAAAAATAATAGATACTTCTTTGATTGGACAAAGCGGGGATGCGTTTGACATTGATATTACCCTGATTGATACGGGCCACTTTACAAGATTGGCATACGATTTCATAAACAGTGTTCAAGATTCGTGCGTTTTGGGTATAAAAGGATATGCAGAGGAAGAGTATAGAAAATTAACCAAGGATACACCAATAATAAGCCGTTCACGTGAAATGGTGGGTAAATTATATCTTTTACAAGTAAATCAATTAAAAGATATTTTGGCATCAAATATGAAGCTTAAAATGGGAATGGATGGGTATCAACCAGCAGGATTTATGAATTTTCCACAACCATCTTTAGGTAAATATAATTTACGTTCTTATTTTTCGCATTACGAGGGAGAGCATAGAACAGAATTAAAAAAAGGAGATACTATAATTGGATATGCGTGGAAAAAGAAAAACAGTTCAGTTGAAAATCATTATTGGGATACGATGGTTTATAACATTGCAGCACGTGAAATTTTCATTGACTTTTTAAGACGTTCGAATACTAAAAATAGTAAGTTGACGTGGGAAGATTATGTACTTATGTTAAGTTGATTTACAATTTTTTTAATAAAAAACACAAAAATATTTGTTTATTACAAAATAACTTGTAATTTAGCCAAATGAAATGTAGCCGCTGTTATCAGCATATCACTTAACATAATTTTTAACAATTTAAAATTATACAAAAATGAACTCAATTGACTTATTAATGCTTTTAGCAAAAAACGCTTCTGAATACAGAAAAGAAGCTAAAGAATCGATAAAAAGAAATTCTCATATGAATAAAATTAAAGATACTGAAGAAATAAACCAAGATGTTATTGATGCAGTATTAGTTGATTTTATTAATAAAATAGGTATGAAGCAAGGAATCGATTTTGCTTTATATACAGCAGATTTAAACAATAAATATTAGCGACTCCAACGGTTGCTGATAACGGGAAAGCTTGTAGATGTATGCCAAGCAAAACGTGAAAAGAAAGAAAAAAGCCGTGCATATAGCTACAAGCGTATGTTAGCAGGCGTTGTGGGTCTTTAACCAATAAATATCTTAGAAATGGATTTAGAAAAAGAAATACAAGAGAGGGTTAGTTTTAAAATGAATGAACTCTTAACAGCAGTTGAAAATACTGCAAAAACAAATTGGAATATAGCGTTTCAAAGTAACAGCCAAAAACATTCACATTATTTTGAGGCGTTTGGACAAATGAAACAGATGCTAATTAAGGAAATGCAAATGGCAACACCATACGATAATATGGCTGAACAAAAAAGTAGAAAGTTGCGTGATAAAGCTATAAATAAAATTATGGAACGTTTTTGCAAGCGAGGGGAAGCTGATTATCATCAAAAAGAAAGATTACTAGTATCTATTATAGAGGATGCTCAAAAATAGCACTAAACGAGCAATGCCTGCTAACGGCTGATGCTACACGCTGTATGCCAGCAGGATTATGAACTGAAAAACTAAAGCCGTGCATATAGCTTGTAGCATATGTTATAGGTAGTTGTGGGTAAATTAAACTAATTATTATGGGAACAGGACAAATATTGCAAGAAGTTTTTGAAAAAAGAGTAAATGAACAGATAGAATTGATTGAGAAATTATCAGAAGACAATTTTGATATTGATACACACTTGATTCGTGACGCTTTAAATAAAATCACAGAATATTATTATAAGGATTCTAAAATCAAAAACGTTTTAAGAATCCTAAAAGAAGACCAAAGACATACGGGCTCAGTCGATAAAAAAATGACTATTCAAAATTGTATTGGTTTGATTAAAAACGAATTTGAAATACAATAGTAGCAATTACCTATAACTACTATTTGTAAACACCATATGTAAACACCAATAAACTTAACACCTAAGACTATGAACATCGGAAAGTATGTGGAATTGTATTCCGAAGATTTAAAACTAAAAAATTATTCTGAAAACACGATTTCGAACTATTGCAGTCAGGTAAAA